CCGAAACGCCTTTTAAAGAGTAAATACTTTTCTCTGAATAAATAGCATCGTTTTCCTCGTCAAGCTTCCACCAGTCGGCAAGGTTATTGAGTATCGCCAGTTGCTCGGAGGTCATTCCACCACCACCTGTGCCGCCTCCACCGCCTGCAATACCTCCGATTGACTTAATATTGCTTTCACCCTCGCCGAAGTAGCTGTAAATAAAATCTCTTTTTAAAATTGTGTTGTCATATGCTATTTGCTCCAGCTCAACATCTACTTCCGACCTTAAAAAATCAAATCTTGCGGAAACAACAACGTATTTACCACCCTTGCAATCTTGAAAAACTGCTAACGGGTCAAAAGATTCTACGTTAATATTTGCCCTTAAAATATCGTGCGCAACACTAAACAAACGACTTTTCTGCCTTGAAATATGATGCAGTAAAGGTCGTTCGGTTGTGTCAAAAAGAGTTATCCATGTTGGAGATGAAAGTTCCCCACTTGGCAAATATAAATTTGAAGTGTCGTCAATTGGGTAGTTATAAAAATAGCCGTTTAAACCACTTGTTATGTAGTCGCCGAAAATAGTCGTTTCAACATCATGTAATTTCGTATAATTTGAGCCTTGTGTTGTTTTATATAAATTGCCTTTTGGCAAGTCAGTATTCCCGGCACTTAGCGAAAAGTTTATGTAATTTAAAGCAGTTACATTTCGGGTTCCGACTGTTGAGCCGTAGATGATTAAGTAAACTTCATAACCACCCACGCCCTCATCATCTTCAAGTCGTCCGCTAATTCTCTTTGAAGCCGTTACCGCTTCCCTGATTGAGCCTGCTTGCTCTATGCCTGCTTCAAAATCAAGTGTTAAAACGTATTTATGCGGAAATGTCTCCGATTTTTTTACAAATCTTCCAGTGTGCTCTAAAAGATAAGTTTCTCCGCCTTTTTCTGCATAAACACCAAAATAAATGAATGACTGCTTTAATATTTTTGCTGCTATTCCGTTAAGGTCAATGTTTACATCAACAGCAGTTCCGAACGCATCGGAAACTATTGCACCTGTGCTTTTGTAGCCTTGATGCAAGTCGGGTCTGTACGGTGCATCAATAATTAATTTATTTTGACTGGTCGGATCTCCGTAAACAGGCTGATAGCCCTGACCTGTTACTACTTCAAATCCTGTTATTTCTTCATTTCTGAAAGATGGGGTAAAATCCCCGACTGCTGTCCAGTCTGTGCCGTTAGCCGAAAAATCATAATTTTTTGGATATAATCGACCGCCTCCAAATTCCTGATAAACCCCAACGCTCGATGCGACTGGTTGAATTGTTCTTATTGCACCTCTCTCAACTTTATCAAAAAAGATGGTCGGTGTCCTTAATTCATGTTCTAATTTATTATAGACTACCCATTGTCCTGCTCTCTGCCTAATGGTTGAGTTTGTTGCAACCATTATTGACATCAAAATGTCATAGCAACTAATCGAGCGACCTCTTGTATCGGTCAATCTTTGACTTAATATTTCAGAGTCTAAAATATTAGTTGAGCCTTGATTGATTTGAATTTGTGCAACCAAAGCAAGGCTTAAACCTGTTTGCGATAAACATAATTCGATTAAGTCTCTCAATGATACTTTTGCTGGCAAGTTGCTTAATGTTATACCTTTAAGTGCTGTAAGCCTATCGCTTGCAGTCATTCTAACAATGTTTGGAGAACCTATCTCTCTTGAGAAAAAGTCAGGCAAAATAAATCCAGACCACGTCAAAACATTGTCCTCAAAGTACTCAACTTTTAGTTCCGTTTCGTTTGACGTTTTTAAATCATCGATATTAAATGTTTCAGTTTCATAAATCTCGATATCTGCCGATGAGGTCATTATATGCCCCGACTTGTCGTTTTTATCTAACTTATATGATAGAGTAAATGGATTGGATGAACCCTCCACAATCTCAACAGATGTAGTATCGCCTTTAATGATATCAACCCTGGCTTCTACCTTTTTTTTGTTGCAATATGTTAATCTCCAAATCATATTATCCTAATCTATTTCGTCTTTGTTCTGCGGTATCTAAAACCCCAATAAGCTCATTGCTTCCAATTCTAAATTCAACTTTGAAGTCATCTCGGTAAGCACCTCTGTATTCAGAATTGCCAAGCGTTGGCTGTGAATTTTTCATTGATGGTGCGGAAGAGTAACCTCCTCCACTGCCTATTGACTGACTTAATTTCCTCGAACTTGATGCAAAAGCCGAACCAATCGCTATCAACGCCTGTCCACCAGCAATTGCGATAAATGGGTTTAAGTTCTTTAAAGCTAATTTAGCGACTAACAGACCAGTTCCTAATTCAACCACCATTTGTCCGAGTGATGATAAGATGCCACCAAAAGAGCTTAACAAAGCTGTACCCAAGCTCTGTATTATATTATCCCCATTAACCAGCGCATCGCCTAAACTCGAAAATGCTCCGCTAATCAAGTCTGTTAACATCCCAGAAACATCAACCGCAACTTCTGTTAAACCTGCTCTTAAATCCCCCATCCTATCTTTTAACAATGAGGTGTCAATCTGTGGAATTATAGGAACAACTAAACCAGCCTCTCTTCCAAAATCAGTGCTTTTAAAGATATCTAAAGCACTGTCTGTCTTAACTTTGATGTTGAGTTCTCTGTCGCCAGTCAAAGTGTTTAAGGCTGTATTTAATACGTTCAAACGCTCTTCAACTCTAACAATCTCATCGTGAACATTTGCAACTACAACTTTGCCTTCTCGTAAGTCTTTTAAATAATCACCTAAAATCTTAATTTCATTTGAAGTCGCTCTAATAGCCTCTGAAATATTACCTATCTGGAAAATATCGAGTGCTTCAGCTAATCCCGTGATTGATTGAGTTGCAGTATCAGCAACAACGGCTGTTTGCTCAATTTCATCATTTACAGTTGAAATTTCCTCAACTATTTCTTTAGTCGAAGGCTTTATTTTTTCTGACCAGTTCGCAAATGTATCTGCTAAACTATTAAGTTTTAAGAATGAGAAAAACTCTGACAAAGCAGATGTCATCGAGGAAAGCGAATTGAACACTATGTTTTTAAATCCTTCAAAAACATTTTTAGCTAATGTTTTGATGCTTTCCAACGCTCCAGAAAAATCTCCTTTCAGCAAGTTTATAAGTGTATTAAGAACACCACCAACAATGTCAAACGCAATAGTTATAGTTGTAACGACTGAATCAAATGTGTTTCCCCATATTTTTTTAGTAGTGTCTCCAATCACATTCCAAATCGTGATTATCGTTTTTTTTATTTTAGAAAATACATCTGAAACAACGTCTTTGACTGTATTAAATAAGGTTTTAATGCTGTCGAATAATTCCGCACCTCCACCAGTTGTAAAATACTCTTTTATTGAATCCCAGTTTTTAACTACTAAAACCGCAGCACCTGCAATAGCAGCGATAGCAATTCCAATAGGACCAGTCATGGCTGTAAAACCTGCTCCGATTAAAGGTAAAATTTTTAACAATCCGCCTAAGCTCAGCAGTAACGGCCCAGCTGCTGCTGCAATTCCAGTTATTGCAAAAATAGCATTTTTGGTTGACGGACTTAAGGCATTAAACTTTTCCGACAATTGAGCAATAAAATCTGCAAACCTACTTACTGCTGGTATTATTTTTTCTTGAAGTAAAGGTAAAACTGATTCTTGTAAAATTGGTACAAAGCTTGCGCCTATTTTTGTTTTTAATGTGTCAATTTGAAAACCGACAAGCCCCATCGCTGTTGCAAAATTGTCAGAGCTTTGAAGTGTATTTTCATCTAAAACTAACCCGAGCTTATGCGCTTCCTCCCTTAACTCTGCAATTCCTTTCGAGCCACTCGAAACAATTAGTGCGACTTCATTCCAGCTCCTTCCGAATAATTCAGTTCCAATAGCATTTTTCGCAAGCCCCTCTTCCATGTCGCCCAGCTTATTGAAAGTGTCCAATAAAACGTCGTCCATGCTCCTTACATTTCCGCTTGCATCAGTTGTGGAAACACCCAACTTTCCGAACATTTCGTTAACCCTGCTACCCTCTTCGCCAACTGTTTTTAAACGTCTTTGAAATGAATCTATTGAGCTTTGCAACCCCTCAAATGATGAATTTGAAGCAGTCGCAACGTAAGATAGCTCCTGAATTAAATCAGTTGAAAGGCTTGTGGCTGTTGAAAGGTTATTAATTTCAGCCGAAGCATCTCCTGCGCTAATGCCCATTTTGACAAGCCCGACCGTTGCGCCAACAATAGCAGTCGATAAAATACTTGCTTTCGCTCCAACTTTCGTAAGCATATCGCCTATGTGCGAAATGCTCTCTGCTGATTTTTTTACGTCATTTTCAAACTGCTGTAACTTCAGACCAGCCTTGTTTAGCGACTCCTCCCACCCAGTTATATCTGCTGTTATTTGCCCTACAAAACCCATATACAGTTAAATTAGTTGGTTCGTTGACTTTTGTACTCCTGCATTCGCTTTTTAAACAATTCTTTCATATCATCAAAATTATCATTTTTATTTGATTTTCTCGCATTTTTTTCGTTCCCAATTGGCATAAACTGGTCAATCGAACGTGGTAGCTTCTTCGGGTCTAAATGACTCCCGATTTGTGCGCTATAAGCTATTAACCGTGTGTGCCTTAATTTTTCTTCTTGCATTCTGCTGTATGCATAAGATTTGATTAAAAATTCACACCAAGGCATTTCGTAAAACTCCTCTAATCTCAAACCAAGCTCCCCACACGCAAATGCTACCACGTCCGAATCCCAGTCAAAAGGTTTTATTTCTTCATCGCTATTGCTTTTTTTTTTCGTCTTTCGGAACATTGGTTTCATTGCTCTTTGAATAAAGATCTAAAATTCGCTTCACCTCTTCCGACTCAATGCCACCTTGTTCGTCAATCCAATCATAGCAATCGAAAATATCAAAGGGTAGTTTTTCATTTGCCGTGAAACTTGCCCTTAATTTTTCACCCATTATTAAGCCAAAGAAAATAACGCTTGCGAGTAATTCTATATTTCCATAGTCTTTTTTATTGAGTATTTTTTCAATATTTCCATTTACCCACGAGCCGAATTTTATCGTCTTTTCTTTGCCTTGAAATTTAATCTTCGTTTCAAACATAATTCGATTTTTGTTTTAATTGATTAAGCATCTGGGTCTGTTGCTGAAAATTCGCCCTGAACTATCATTGTTCCTGAAAAAGTGGCGTTGCCATCTCCAGGGAAAGTGTCCGACAGACTTGTGATTATAGCTTTGAAATATTGCTCACCATCCCTACCCTCAATTTTGAAGGTGTGGCTCTCTCTCGACTCCATAATTGCAACCAAATCATTGTAACCACTTTCGTCTGTTCCTAAATCAGTTTCGTCAACTATGATAGCTTCAAAGCTAACTGAACGTGAAATGCTGTCTATTTGAGTTACAGTTTCGCCCTGTGTGCAATAGTTTACCATCTCCGAAGTGTTTGCACTCCTGTCAACAGAGGTACTGGTTAGGCACACTAAAGGTTTGTAGGTTGTAGTATCTTTCACTGAAAGTACGCCAGTAACCCCTTTTTGGTAAATTCTCTCTTTTTTTGCCATTTTTATTATTTTTTAGTTATCTGTTAAATATAAATCATTTTGATAAATCAATACTTTTGAATAAGCTGTATGAGTGTCGGAGTTCTCAATTAACAATCTGTTAACTGAAAGTCGCACTCTCCCAACACCTATAACGTTCTCATCTCTTTTTTTAATCGTACCCCTTATTCGATTGTCAACCTCCATAGCTATATCCTCAACTATTGAAGTAGTACCCTTTTTCACGAATTTTGAAACAACTCGAATCGTGATATCAGATGTTACATTATAAGTGCAATAAGGTTGTATTGCAGAATCATACACTTGCTGGTCTTGAATTACGATATAAACTTCGCCCCCGTTAATTGTCGGGAGTGAGGCTGAACCGTCCAAAAAACCTACAAATATCGGAATTTGCATACCCTGATATGTCAAGCCGTTTAATGCCTGAAAATACCTCGTCCTTATTTCTTTTGTAACATCCATTATTTTTTAAATTCTTTTTCGAGCAGTGCATTTAAATCACGCTCAAATGTTTCAATATTCTTCAAAAAGTTATTAAACAAATAAGGTTTGCCAATTAAAGTCCCCTCCCCATTTACATAATACTCAAAAGCAATATCTTTCACCCATTGCGGGTAAGGTGCAAGAATTTGTGATGCCGATAAACCTGTGCCGAATTCAATGTAAGCGGCCAGATTTGCAGGGTCGCTCTGGTTTTTTGGAACTGTTTGTTTGCCAAGCACCCCAACTCTCCCAGTCAAGCCATTATCCTCAAATTCGTTCCCAATCGAAACAAACGAAGGAGCGTCTCGTGTAGCTTCTTCATTAGTTTTAAAAATCAGTTGTTGAATGAATTGTTTCGTTTTCGCAATAACCTCCTCCCTATAACCTTTAAGGTCATACGTCAAAGTATTTTGAATAACCGCTTTATTTTTCATCATTATTTACTGATTATAAAACTGTAAAACTTCCGAACCCTCACATCGTCAATTTCGGGTGTTGAGATAATATTATAAGTCTCACCTCTCCACTTAACAACCATGTTGGTGTTAGGGAAAAAACCAGCACGATTTAAAATTGTAACATCGTAGGTTGAAGGAAACTTTAATTGTGCATCCTCCAACTTTCTACTTTGTTTCAATTGCTCGATTTTTGCGAATGTACTCAACACTAAAACGTTCGTCACAACATTATTTCCTGAAGCGTCTTGCGTTGATTGTTCCTCAAAAAAATCAATCCTCTGGTCTAAATCTCCTAACTTCAACATGTTTGTTTAATTTTAAAATATTGGCCGCAAACTATTTCTTCTGTAAGTTGCAAGTGTATCGGTATTTATCTGAGAATTGCTCCCTCGATTTTCAAACGCAAATGCAACATCTTTCATTATTGCCAATTTAATTTCAGAATTGAAATTATCCTCGTCAACTCCAGTTATCGTTTTTGCTCTGTCGATTGAAGCATCCAACATTGTTTGGAGCATTGAATCATAATCGTCAAAATCGATGTTCAAATACTCTTTTACCTCTACAAGTGTAATCATTACATTTATTGTTTAGTTTTTGTTTTCGGCTTAGTCTCCTTTTTCGGCTTCGGTTTTTCTTCTTTTCCTTCTTGTTCAACCTCTACCTTGGCTACGTGCTTTTTAGCTACGCCCATCCTAATTAGATAATCACCTCTCGGCTGGGAGACACTAACAGTGTCTCCCTTTTTTCCGAGTACGTGGTCTTTGATTAAGTCAATTTTCATATTATTCTTCAGCTTAAGCAGTTAATGTACCACTAACAATTGCATCAGTATTGAAAATAACCTGAGCAACTCTCTCCTCAACTCTAAACATCACCTTGTTTTGTTTAGCCAAGGTGGCGTCCTCAAACATCCTGATTTCAGGGTTCATTCTACGAACAAACATTACAGCGTTTCTGTCTAATGCCAAGAAATTGCCCGCCGTGATTGAAGTTGTCGGGACGGTGTCAAGTCCAGCAATTTGCAATTTACCCTGCGCAAATGCAACGCTGTTCTGTGGCAAATCGTATTCACCTGAACCAGTCGCTTTATTCAAACCAATTTTAACAACATTACGTGGATGCAAAATCACGTTCGTTGGTTGATAAAAGTCATTCGTCTCTGTTGGAATTTGTCCGAACGCTGCATCAATAACTTTATCAACTGGGTTGGTAAATGTTCCGTTGTAAGTTGTTGCAGACGTCAATAAACCTAAAGCTGGGTTGGTGTCGCTTGTACCGTTCAAAATAAAGTCATTCTCGGCTGTTTTAAGCCCAATGAGCAATTTCTGTTGTAAGTACCCAGTCAACCAATCGATATCATCCAACATCTCACGCTCTACAATCACAAAACCTGCAAGCCATTTAAAGAACGCTGTTGCCGAAGTGAAGTCATAATCAACCTGCGCTTTGTTACCTTGCTTATCCCAAAATGCAACTGCGCCCTCTTGTCCATTTTCCTTTGGGTAAATGATTGAGTTTGCTGTTGAAGTTGCTTGCGGCAAGATATCAGCTAACCAAACACGGTTATAAGGGTTCCAAACAAGGTTTTGTTGAACCTCCTGAATAAATGGAGTAGCACCTGGGAAGTTTGCACCGATGCTCATATCACCAACTGTTTTTAATGTGATATTTACAGGTGCGCTTCCTTTTTCAAACGATTTAATCGCATCCGCATGCTCTCGAATCGCATCAGCAAGATTTTGATTAAATGATTTTTCAGACCTTCCGCCTTTTTCTGTTTGTTCAAAAGCCTTAACGTGTGCAGAAAGTTCCGCAAGGTCTTTTTTAAATTGCTTTTCCATTTTCTCGAACTCCTCTTTGCTCAAAGATTTGGTTTCGAGCGTGTCATACTTTTCTGAAAATGATTTAACCATTTTCTCAAACTCGGCCTTAGTCGTTTCAATAGCCAGATTCTTAATGTTTTGTTCAGCTTCCAGTCTTATTTCTTCGGCTGTTTTTTCCATTTTTTCCATTTTTTTACTGTTTAATAAATTGTGAATAAATATTTTTAATGATGCTCGACGGCTCAACGTTTGAAGTGTCAATAGACGGCTTCTCCCTGAGTGTCAAAAATGTTTCAAGTGATTTTAATATATCGTCAGAGAAGTTATAATTGTATGCTTTTACAATAGCATTCCAAAATTCCTCCTCTTTTAATTCCTTATTTTCCCGAAATGATTTAACCATGCTAACCATGCTTTGCATGTTCGCCTGTTCCATAGTCAAAACTGATATCTCGGACAACTTGTACTCGGTTACGATTGACTTGTTTTCCTTGTCCCTCTTCATAACCCATCCGCCGATTGAAAAGCCCGACTCGAAACCGTTTTCAACCAGAAATTTGCTCTCCGTATAGGTATCACGCCCTAACTGTGTATCAAGCAACATTTTTGCAGTCAAGTGTAAACCTTTCGGGTCATCCGCCTTAAGCTCAACAGGAACGCCAACAAATTGGTTGGGGTCATGGTTTCGATAGATTTTTATTTTTGCTTTTCTTTCAGTTACTGTTTTTATAAAAGAATTGGGTGCAGAAATATCTCCCTGCAAATCTTTTACATTGTATATGTTCGCATACCCAATCAAGTAGCCGTCATTTTCAGAAGGCTCTAAATTAACTGGTGCTTGTTTGTAAATTATCTCGCTCATTGGTTGTCCTCCTCTTCTATTGGTTCAAATACTATGTCGTTATCTTGCCCCTTTAGTGGTTTAGAGTGATTGTTTTCGCCTGATGTTATCTCTGGTGGTATCCCTTCAGGAAAAGCATTACAGCCAGTACCACTTAAATTAAAGTGCTTACACTCGAAACATATTAATTCTTTTGCTATCATATTCCTATTTTTTAAAATTCTTATCTATTAATTTACCTACCTTTACCGCATAAGGACTTGGATTTGAGTTTAGTTTATATTGCACAAATGCTTCAGCCATAAACTCATTTATATTTGTCTGTGCATACTGACTTATGTATATTTTATTTAGGGACTCAACATCTCTGATTTTTATTAAACTATTTATTTCAGTATAATAATCCTTTCTTATTTTCTTTAAGTCTTTGAAAAACTTTATATTAACAGGTGATTTCATACTCCCTTTTGTTCTCGCCTCATCAGTTATTATATGAGCAAACTCATGAACGAGCGTTGAGAATTTAGCATTCTTAGCATCAACAATAGCATTATGTACAAACTTTATAACCTTTTTATCCCCTTTAGTTGTTCTAAATACACTTTCTTTTAAAGTGCTATCTTTTGGGACTATATGTCCAAAGTTTATTTCACTTATATGGACTTTGCTACTTCGTACAAAGCCATTTACATTGCCCTCACTCTTAAAGGATAACTTAACACCCTGATGTTTACTAACATCAATATCCATCTTATACTCTCTTACCAGCTCATTTAGCTTGTTTTTTAATTCATTCTTATCTTTTAGTGTTAATGAATTATCATAAACAACACTTTTAGCATCTATATTTATATTTAACCCTTTGAAAACATCCGCCAAATCACTACTAATAGTTTCCTCTGTGCTTGGAGGTAAATCACCAACTGTTACCGTTTCATTCGCTTGTGGTGCTTCTATTTCCATCGTTGGTTGTGCAATTGGGTAATTAGTAACATCTATC